TTGTAATAAAACCCCTTAATCCTAATTTGTCTAATAAGTATGATTATTTTGATATTAAATTTAATGGCAGAAAATATAAAAACTTAGAAAAATATCTATATAAAATTAATAATTCTAAATATGATGTAAAAGGTATATTTCTATCTCAATTATTACATTTAAAATCAAATAAATCACAATCAGAAAATAAATTTTTCTGTTCTGAATTAGTATCAAATATATTAAAGAAATTAGGATTAATCTTAGATAAAGAAGATTATGAATATAGTCCTGAATTGTTATATAGGGAATTAAATGCAAAGAAAATTATATAATGATTATCACGATTTAAAACAAGTTGATAATAATGAAGAAGCAATTAAAAATTCTATTAAAAATATATTAACTACAAGAATAGGAACTTTACCTGGTAAGCCTACTTTTGGAAGTGAATTATATAGAATTATATTTGAACCAATAGACCATATCACTAAAGACATTATTAATACATATATTATAGGTGCATTAGTAAAATGGGAAAAAAGAATACAAGTTACAGATATAGAAGTAAAAGAAATTCCTGAATATAATAAAATAGTAATTAATATCAGTTTCAGTTATGTAAATTTTGAAAATATACAATCTGCTTCTGTATCAATTCAATTTAATAAGATTTTATAAAATTATAAAAGGTTAGAATTTATGGTAAAGTTTTTTAAACAAACAAAATATTACAATTTTATCAAAGAAAAAAATATTTTCAATGGCGATTTATTAAATGAAAATAATCTTAATAATGCTATTAATCAACTCAAAAAAGAAATAGATAATGCTTGGTCTATATTACAAATTTTAAGAGATGATAAGCCATTTGAGTGGCAACCTAATATTGAATATCAAGAAGGCGAGATTGTTTATTATTCAACAAAAGAAAATCCAACTTTAGATGATATTAGGAAATCTTATTTTATTGCTAAAGAAAGGGCAGATGGTCTTGATAAGAATTATGCAAAAGTTCCTACAAATCAACCTTTATATTGGGATAGAATAAGAAAACTTGATTTAATTCCTGATTTTGATTCTGAATCTTATATTAAATATACAGGTAATGTTGATTGGACTCCTTCTAAAGATTCTGACCCTGTATCACTTAAATATTATAGAGATAATCTAAATACAAAATTAGAACAAACACTAAAAGATTATATAGCATTTGATAATGAAAAGGTATTTTTGCCAACAGGAAATTATAATCCTGTTCCTAAAATTTATGTTGATAATGCTATTAATACAATGGCTACAACAGGAACAGCACATAATGCTGATTTTCTAAAAGGAATTGACGGCAATTATTATGTAAGAGTTGATGATAATAATAAACTAATAGCAAGAAATTCTGATTATAACTATATTAGAACAACTACACAAGGATTTTTACCTGGTGCAAGTTCATCAACAATAGGTAACTTAGTTGATAAATTTAGAGAAATGCACGCTGAAAACTTTATAGGAACTGCTTTACAAGCAAAATATGCTGACGTTGCAGAATATTATGAATCAGATAGAGATTATGAAGCAGGAACAATTTTATCAATTGGCGGTTCTAAAGAAGTTACAAAATATAGCCCTGATTTACCTTTAGCAGGTATAGTATCTGAAAATCCTGGATTTATACTTAATAATCTATTTGATAAAACACATAAAGTTTTAATAGGATTAAAAGGTAGAATTTATGCTAATACCACACATAGCATAGCAAAATCTGAATATGTATATGTTAATGAATTTGGCGAACCTTTTGGAAGTAATGAAAAATTAAGAGATTATGATTTGCTTGGTATAGCATTAGAAGACTCAAAAGATAATAAAGTATTATTAAAAGTTTAAAGGAGTCTTAAATGCTTGATTCGCCTAAAGTAATAATACAAGAATTTGATGGGTCGTTAAAATCTGCTCCACTTGGTAATGTTGTTACATTTTTTGCAGGATTCTTTGAAAAAGGTGCTATTAATACTCCTATTTCAGTTACTACACCTTTAGAATTTAAACAAACTTTTGGTCGTGCTAATGCTAATAATTATAATGATTGGTATCAAGTTTATAATTACCTATTATATCCTACTAATCCTAATATTATAGTTGTAAGAACAATTAATCAAGAACAATCATTTAATGCAACTGCTAGTGTTCCTTTTAAATCAAGACCAATGTTTATTAAAGATTTACAAGATTTTGAATTACAATATGATAACTTCTTGGAACAAGAAAATTTTATAAAAGTATGTGCTAGAAATCCTGGTGAGTGGGGAAATTTATTAGAAGTATGTATATTTACTGCTAAAGAATATATAGAAAATAAAGAGATTAAAAAAGGATTTTATGCTAAAAATATAGTTAATTATATTAAACAAGGTTATTATTGTATTGCTATATTTAGAAAAGATGTATTAGTAGAGAGATATTTAATTAAATTTGATGATTATGAAATAGTAAATAAAGAATCTAATTATATCTATATTAAAATGAGATTAAACGATTATAGAATATATGATGGTAATATTTGGTGGGTTGATGGTAATGAAGAATTAGCCGACGGCAATTTACCTAATAATAAAAAACCTGTGTTTTATGGCTCAAATTCATTAAAATTAAAAGATGGTGTATCAGTAGAACCTAGTTTAGCAGATTTAGATGAAGCATATAGTATTGTTGATAATACAGAAGAATATGAAATAGATTTTGTAATTGGAAATGAGAGAAATTATCATTCAGCAGTTAAATTAGTTGAAAAAAGACGTGATTGTGTTGCATTTATTGATACTGATTTAACAGATATTAAACAAATTATTAATCAATCACAAGAATATTTAAGTGAATTTGTATATTTTACTGCTAATAAGAAAAAGCAATATGATTATTTTAGAAATAAGACCATTTATACGTCAATAAATGGCGATATAGCAGGATTAAGAACACAATTAATCAATACCATAGGCACAGCAGAATCTCACTCTAAAATCAAATATAACCTATTAGAAGCCATTGATATAAAAAACAAATTTATGAATGCAGAAAAAGATGAATTATACCAAAACAACATAAATTTATTAACAAGAGATAATAATACTATATATTTTCAGGGCGAGAGAACATTAAGAAAAGGTTTCACAAGAGATTTTACAACAAGATTAATTCTTAATAAAATAGAAAGAAAATGCATCAAAATAAGCAAATATTTTGTATTTGAATTTAATGATACATTTACTAGAGAAGCATATAGTTCTCAAATAAGACAAGTATTATTAAGTTCAAAATACGATAATGAATTGGAAGATTTTAAAGTTATATGTGATATTACAAACAATCCTGATGAAGTAATAGACCATAATAAAATGATATGTGATGTTTATATTAAACCTAAATATTTAGTTGAAGTTATAAATTTAAGATTTACAGCACTATAAATTTGACTAAATTTAAATGATTTAAATAAATAATACAAAGAATAAAATTTAAAGGTTTTTATTAATGAGTAATAAAATTAATGAAATAAAAAATGCTTTAAGAGCAGGTGCGAGAGCCACTAAATATAGAATATCTTTTACATTTCCTAATGCTATTAAAACGCAAACTGACTTAAGGGATATATCAACTCTTGCAAAGGCGGCGAGTTTTCCTAACGTAACAATAGGACAAATAGAAGTATTTAATCAAGGTAGAAAAATAGTAATTCCTGGTGATACTTCTTATGATAACTCTTGGACTGTAACATTTTATAATAACGAAGAACATAGTATTCGTAGAGATTTGCTATTATGGATGAAAGCAACTGATAACTTCCAAGCAAACACACATAGCGGTATGCCTGCTGAACTTATGGTCGATATGTCTATTTCTCAACTAGATTCACTTGAAAAAGAAGTTGTAAAATATACATTTCATAATGTTTGGGTTTCTGAAGTTGGTGCAGTTACGGTGGATGCAACAAGTGTAGATACACTACAAGAATTTGACGTTACCTTTGTTCTTAGTGATTGGGTTGTAAATTCAACTGATGAATTCTCACACCCTGATAAAGTATTTAATGCTCCTAGCAAAAATATCACTTCAAAAGACCAATAATTTAAAAAACTAAGGGGATTTTGACAATCCCCTAAATTCCTATTATTTAATCAACATTTAATTAAATTTTAAGTTTATTCATATATAATTCCGTTAAAACTATTATTTAAAAGGATTAATATATGGAAACAGCAAAATCTAATATCAACTTTGATGAACTTAGAAAAGAATTTATATCTATTACAACATCATCTAAAACACTAGAAACAATGTATAATAAATCACGTTTAGTTGATTTAGACAAAGTTGGTGTAATGCTTGCAGAAACAAGAGAACGTATTAATACATTAAGAAGACGTAAAGGATTTGTAGGTTCTGTGTGTTCTAAACTTCCTTTAATCTCTAAAATAACAAAAGTCACGACAATAGAAGCAAATTTACAAAAATCAATTAATGATTATACCACTGAAATGGCTGATGTTTTTGATAAAAAATATGATGAAATTACGCAATATTTAGATACTTTACAAAAATTACAAGACCAATTTGTCAATGAAATTAATAATATTAATTTATTTGTTAAGAAACTTGAAAATTTAAATGTAGGCAACTCTTTATCCGACCAAGCAAAATTAATGAAAATATTATCAGAAGCCAAAGCAGAAGCAATAAGAAAAATATCAACATTAAATTCATTAATTAAACCAACCATTACGCTTGCTAATGAATTGATAGTTAATATCAACAATACATTGCCTATATTAAAAGATAAAGTTTATACAGAACTTAAAACTTTAGTAGGATTAAATTCATTTAGAGATTCTGCCAAAATGTTAAATGAATTTAAATCTCAAATTGTAGAACTAGAAAAACTTAATACTAAGGCAAGAACTGAAACATTAATAGAAATTCTTAATTCTATTGAATCTAATCTAATGAGTAAAGAAGACTTTGAAGAATTAGATAAATTACGTTTAGAAAGTGATAATGAAGTTAAAGAAGCCCTTAAAAATTTAATGAATAAACAACAACAAAATCAAAAGTATATCCTAGACAAATATAATGATTTAGATAATACAGGCAAATTAATTGTCAAAAAAGTTGATGAAGATTATATAGACGCAATGCCTATCGAAGCAGATTCTAATAGACCTGAATTCTTAAATTTAAGAACCAACTCTTAAATTCTTAAGGGGTTAATAAATGACACCTGTATTAGATAGTTTAGTTAAAATTTTATCTGAAATTCAATCTATTAAATCAATATCAAATTTTGAATATATCAATAAAATTAAACAGAAAAAATTAGATTTAC